CTTAACCTCACACGCACCACCAGCACACGCTAACTCACCACTTAGGTCTGTCATATCTTCGGTTTCAATAACTTTAGATAAGTCAACATCACTTAATGTTTTTAATAGTTCTTCATATCTTTCTTTTGTACAATCTTCAAATGGTGCTTGAATATAAGTTCCACCATCGTAAGGCAATACTGAAAGTCCATTATAAAATTCTTTATTTTCCCACATCCACTCACCAACTGCTTTCCATTCATGTTCTCTAATAGATATTGTTGCAGATACATTATGTGAATTTGAACCACTTCTATGCCCAGGTTTAATCCATTCACCATGTACTTTTTTAACTCTCTCTAATAATTGAATTGGAGATTCAGTTCTAAAGATTGCAGTATCAGGTGCTTTTTGTGGAATACCAATTACTGCCGTATCATGTGGTCTGAAATATTCATCTTCAATTAATTCAGGATGATTGATTAATAAGTGTGAATACATTGATTCATTCTTACCAACTCTTACTCTACGAATATAATAATCATTATGCCATGCGTGAATACCACTACTTGTTCCTAATGTTAATGATGTAGTTCCTGCTGGTTTAACCGTTGTTGTTCTTGCTGAAACATTTATTTTTAATATTTCTGCTACCCTTCTATTTTCTGTCTTAACCACTTTTGCAGATTCTTTCATATCCAATTTCAAAACTGCACCACTACCAATACCCGTCATAGATACACCAATCAATGCATCCTTTTCGGTTGTTCTCTGCCATATTGGGCGAAGGTAATGGAAATCAGTATAACCTGCTTGCAATGTTCCTATGAATGATGCTGCTTTTACTCTTGCATTCAAATCGTCTTGGTCTACTACATCACTTACATTAACTTCACATAAGTTACAGAATTGGAAAGGTCTTAATGCAATTTCACAACATGGGTTAGTTCCCCAATCTTTGTCGTTTGATAAGTAGATACCAGGTTCACCTGCTCCACTTGCTTCAATTCTTTTCCACAAATCCATAAAATAATCCTTTGTGATTTTGTGTCTCATTAATACCGCTGAGTTATTTGCTCTACCTCTTTGTGGATTTGTTTCCCACCATGCACCACTCTTACAACTAATCATTTGTTCATCACTTGCTGAGAACAAACAAATTAATGCTGCTCTACGAATACCACCTGCCAACACTGCATCAGCAATATGGCAAACTATATCATGTACTTCAATTGGATTTAATTTATCACCATCTTTTTTAGCATCAAAAATACCGTCAATCTTAATTAGACATTCTTTTAATGGTTGAGGACCTGGTGCTTTACCACCACTTGTAATTAATCGTGCTCCCTTTGCTCTAATATCTCTAAAATCAAATACTGGTTTTGAACCACCAAAGAAATATGATTTTACTAATACTGAAATTGAATCCGCCCATCCTTCAATAGAATCACCGATAAGAAATCTACGAGTCTTATCTGCATTTGGTTTTCTAATTTCAGGTAATGCATCAACATGATGTGATTGTACTGAATATCCTACACCAGTTCCACCTAAAAGTAAGAACATAATTTCAGAGAATACTCTCCAATCATCAATAGGTGCGAATGCACAATTATAAATTCTATTTGGTGAAATTTCAATTGGTTTACCTGCGAACTGCATTGAACGCATTGAAGGTAACACTTTCTTATCATAAACAAACTTATAGTTCTCTCTGATTTCTTCTTCTAAATTGGGATATGTTTTTATATGCATATCCATATTTCTTGTAACCAACTCCTGCCACGTCTCTCTTCTTTTTAATTCTGGCTTATATTTTGCGTACTTCATGTACACCGTAATTTCTGATAGGATTCTTGTTGAAATGTCCATTGTTTTTGTATTTTTGTAAAATTAATAAATAAAACTTTTTTCGATAAAAGTATGAAATGTACCAATAACTATTAGTATATTCATATATAGATACGACTTTTGAAAGAAAAAAACCCACTTTTTATAAGTTTTTTTTTCCACAAGTTATATACTTATTAACCCATATTTTCTATATATTTTTTATGTAAAAGTTTCTTTTCTAAGTTACCACCATTACTAGATTCTTTTTGTGTCATCACACCATCTGCCGATAATGGTTCAAATACATCTATTAATCCAATCATAGTATCCATCTTAGCCGGGAAAGTTAAACCATCTGCACCAAATCTATTTTTCATAACGTGGAATCGTGCAGTATTACTTAACTTATCTTTTGCTTTTCTACTTACACTCATAATGAAATCTGATGTCATTACTTTTGCATAAGAATCTGCAATTGAATCCGCTTGTATAACTTCAAAATCAATTGCTGAACGATTGGTTTGTGATGCTGTCCAAATTGGAACACCCAACTCACCACTCAATCCTCTGATTTCTTCATACACACCACCCAATTCTGCATAGGTACTATCTCGTTTGTTTACGGGCTTTAACAAATCTGCATAATCAATAATAATTAAATCCGGTTTAAATCCGAATCCTTTGTACTTATCTAAATGTGCTTTGATTGTTTTTGTGCTTGCCCCTCTCGGTGGATAATACTTAACCATCAAATTTGCTTTGTGGTTTTTAAGTTTAGCTACTACTTCTTCTTTTCTATCTTTCAATTCGTTAGATGGAATACCCGTCATAATAGTATCGTATCTCGTACCTGCATAGATTTCTGATAATTCTAATGTATAATGCATTACATTGTAACCTTGCCTTACAGCATCGGCTGCTATCTTACACAATACCCAAGTCTTACCAACTCCACTCGGTGCTACAATTACTCCTAATTCACCTGGTCCTAATCCACCATCCATTAAATCATTGATTGGTTTCCATCCGGTAGGTACTGAACTTCTTTTAGTTTCTTCCATCCTCATTGCAATATCCTTATAGTAATCATGTCCTAAATTGTTTTCCATTCCCGCTTTTAATGCGTTCTGAACTACAACTCCTATCTCATCCCAACTCTTTTCGGATTTGATTAGGTCTACTGATTGAAATATTGCGGCTTTTAACTTCTGAAACTTTGAGAATTTAATATATTCGGTTTTTACAAACTCCATATCTTCACTACCGAATACATCATAGATTTGTTTTATTCTTTCTATGATTTGTTTCTTTTGAGAATCAGTTCCCAATGATGCCAACTTAACTTTAAATACGTCTAAGGTTGGTGCGGCGAATTGTTTACTTTGATAATCTAATATCGCTTCTACAATCCACTTATCTTGTTCACTTTCAAAATAATCTTTGTTTGTAATTTCAGAAACTTGATTAAGAAAAGGTAAATCCGATAATAATGCAGCTATGACTTTAGATTGGTATGATTCACCAAATTTTTCTAATGTATCTACTGCGTTCATTATTTACTTTCTTTTTCTTTTGTTTCTTTCTTAGGGTTTTTGTATTCTTTCCACTCCGATTTAGGAATAAATTTCCATTCACTCGTTGCGTTGTAAGCATCTTTATCACTTACTCTAATAATGTTCCCTGTTTTGTTGCTTTTAAGACACTTCATAGGTTGTTTCCTCCATGTTTGTTTTTAATTGTTATTTATGTAATTTTGCGAAAGTAGTTTGAATCCAGCTATTAACATCACCAAATGAATTAATAACTTTCATTCCCATTGCTTTCTTTATGAATCCTAATTTATCCAATTTTGCTGAATTATCCAAATATTTTTGGTTAATTGTTAGTTTTTTGTTTGTTGGAATTTCAGGATCGAATAATTGCATCAACTTATAGTTTCTTTCAACTAACTTTTTTTGATTTAATATCTTTTCGTAGATTCCGTTTTGTGCTTTTCGTTCTTCACACAATTCAAACATCGCATCAATTGTAATTTCTTTCGAATCAACAATCTCAGGAAACCTCTTAATAATAGTTTTAAGACCACAACCAGCAATACCATCAATGTTATCGGACTTATCACCATCAAGAGTGCGATAGACCATAAAATTTGCAGGATGTACACCATACTCAGTAATAACCAATTCTTTATCATATAACTTCTTTTTAGTCGGAGAATATACTTTAACTTTGTCATTTACTAATTGTAGGAAGTCTTTATCTGCACTCATTATGACTGCACTTTCTTCCTCTTTTAATAATTGTGAGGCAATATAGCCCATAACATCATCTGCTTCAATGTTATCGTATAACATAATTTCTACGGGTAGGTACTCTAAGAGTTCGATTAAACCAATCATCTGTCTTTTCATAGATACACCTTCTTCTTCTTTGTTCATCAAATCTGCATAGGCTCTATTCACTCTAAAACGATTGTTACCTCTATTCTCTTTGTAACCACTATATAAATCCTTTCTACTTTTAGAACCACCCTTACCATCGAATACAATTATACAACGAGTTGCATTATATTCTCTGATAGCATAACCGATGCCTTTTAATGTACCTACTATACCGCCAATGTGGTCCCCATTATCATCCATTGTAGGATTTACGGTCCAACTTCTTATAAAAGTATTAAGACCATCAACAATTAATACTTTTTCTTTTCCTAATTGCTGATAGTCTTTTTCTACTTCGTTTAGTAACTTCTTATATGTTTCGTTCATAAACCTTTATTCTGTTTCGATATCGGGTTCAGGCTCTTGCCCTCCGTTATCATATGTAATTTCATCCGGATCGATTCCTTCTTTTTTATATTGTAAGATTGTTGCTTCACAAATCTTTCTATAAATTTGGTCTCTTAACTCATCCTTAACTCCCATCATCTGAATAAAATCTTTAGATTGGAATTTAATAACTTCACCAGTATCAGTGTCTACATATTCGTACCATGCACCACCTTGCTTAACTAATTTATTATCTTTCATCACCTTTAACCATCCACCAAAATTATCAATACCTCTATCAAAGAAAATATCGAAATCTGCTGAACGTAATGGTGGTCCTAATCTATTCTTAATAACCTGTGCTCTTACTTTGATACCAATGATTCTCTCACCTGCTTTAATCTGTCCCATATTCTTTAAACGAATACGAACCGAAGCGTGGAATGCTAATGCTTTACCACCCGATGTAGTCCAAGGGTCACCAAACATCACACCTAATTTCTGCCTAAGTTGATTAGTAAATACAACGGAGATTTTTTGTCTACCAATTACATTTGTAATCTTTCTCATTGCTTTTGAAATGATAATTGCCTTATCAGTTGCGTAACCATCTTTATCATAATCAGCATCCATCTCTTTTTTAGTTGATGCCGCTGCGACTGAATCGACTACTATTGTAACTAATCTATCCTTATCACCTTTACGAACTTGTTCAATAATTGTATCAATTGTTTCAAAAATATCCTCAACTGTGTCTACTGAAACGTATAATAGTTTAGAAACATCCACTCCAATTGCATCAAAGAACTCTCTACTTACCGCAGTTTCAGTATCAATTAATACTGCTACCCCACCTTGTCTTTGCGTTTCTGCTAACACGTGTGCTGCTAAAAGTGATTTACCACTTTGTTCTAAACCGGTGATTTCGGTAATTCTTCCTACGGGTAATCCCCCATAAGGTCTGTTCGAAATTGCTACGTCTAACATTGCTGTTCCAGTGGAAACCCAACCTGGTACATTGGTTGGGGCTCCATCGGAATCATCATCCAAGAAGAAAGCTACCTTTTGGTCTTTCCACTTTTTGTTAAGACTATCAGCAATTTGATTTGCTAAGTCTACTTTTGCCATAAAAATTATGAATTAAATAAGTCATCAAATGCTGCTGCCACATCTACTTTAGGTGCGGGTGCAGCTGTCTCATCATCATCCCAAGGTAAATCATTAACTAATCCACTTCCACCAATTTGAGGTGCAGCATCTTTAGTTACTAATTGTTCTTCAACTTTCTTTGGTTGAGGTGCTAATGTTTGTTGAGAAACAGAAGGAGTTGGATTTTCTTCTTCAAGCACTGCCGTTGGGTTTAACCAATTCTCTAACACAGTCTTTAATTCTGCATAAGATAATTCTGAATAGATATCAGTAATATCAGTTTGCTCATCTAACAATTTAGTTGCGATTGTAGAATTATCATGTAATAAAGATACATTTGGTTTTACTCTGATTCGAGTTTCAGGATATGTTTTACCTGCTTCCTCTACAATTTCAATAACAATATCTCTACCATTTGTTTCATCGGTAATATCGCCGTAATCAGGATCAGCTACGATAGCTAAAATCTCTTGATACACAGTCTTACCAAATCCCCAAAATTTAACACCTTCGTTTTCTTGACCTCTGATTACCACAGGTGCGAAAGTTCTTAATTTAGGCTCCATTTTCTTACCCGCTTTCCAATTCTCAGTATCACCTAATTTCTTAAGTTTTTCTGCGAACTCTAAAATTGGGTCAGGTCTTCCAAAAGAAGCTGGACTCAAATAAGTTTTGTTGTTAATGTTGTAGTGAAATAACAATTCAATGAAAGGATTTTCCTTATTGAATTTGTAAGGTACGATACGAACTTGGTACTTTCCAGGTTTGGTTTTCCACAATGAGTCCGTTTTCTTCGAAGTGTTTTGCAACGAATTAAGACGTTGCTTGATTGCATTAATGTTCATGCTGCTTTGTTTTTAATGTTTAAAAATTTGTTTTTAAGTTTTAAGATTATCGCGATTTAATCTCACGTATAAATATCGATTTTCTTAATTCCTATACAATAAAGATACGATATTTTTTTGGAACTACCAAATTATTTAGAGAGTAATTTTATCCTTCTTTCAAGGTAAAAAACTGCTTTCTTCAAATCCTCTAGTTCCTTTGCTGGGTCCTTCTTTCCGGCCCTTGCTATGTATTTTGCTACATTGAATAGGTATGCATCTTTGTCTAATCCCCACGCTTCACATACCTTTATTACTTCGTATGGGTTATCGATACCACCATAATATGCTGGTCCGTTTACCATTTCTTTTTGTGGAGCAGGTGGTGTGTGTTTGAAATTCGGTAAACTATCTGTAAATTCGTCTTTTCTTATTTTTGGTTTTGCTGGCATATAAGGTATTTATGTGATTTATATTAATCCTGTTTTTTTAGGTATGTTAAGTTGTAAATTATATACCAATGAGTATCTGTAATTTGGGAACACCGGACTTGGTACTCTACCTGTATGTGGTATACCTGCATCAAACAATACCAATCTACCTGGTTTTGGTAATACACTTTTTATTATTTCAGCATCACTTCCTATTTTATCAAAAAATACAGTTTCAGAACCCCAATTTGCATCCCAATTATCATTGCCATATATTATTGCTGTAATATTATTGAATCCGTTTATCACGCCATCATCATGAATTGAGAGGACATCTGAGTATTTGTATGCATTTATCATAATTCTTTTACATATATATTCATTGTTTAATATTGGTAATAAAAATATTTTATTTAATATTTCATTATAAAAATTAATATTAATATCTTCATTATTTACTTTTTTGGCCATTGACCATCTTCTATCCATTCTATCTGCATTGGAATATTCGATACCCGTTAAATATAAATCAGATGACCAGAGTATATCGTACAATTTTTTAATTTCGTTTTTATCTAAAAAATTATCAATTATTTGAAACATATTTTTATTTTTTTTAGCATATCAATTTAACCATTCGTATCCACTAATTTTTGGTTTTGCTGATATATAACTTTTTATTAAATTAAGTTTATTTTTTCAATTATGTTATGTTTTGTAATTGGCATTACAATTGACCATCTTTCACCACTTGTTATTTCTTTTATTTCGTGCAGAATTCTGCCGTGATAGGATAACGCCGTGCCTGTTTGTTTTGAAATTAAACATTCATTATTATTATCATCCCAACATATATATTCACCCCCCGTATATGTATCATTTAATTGAATGCCTAAATTGTATCGTCTTTCTTCAAATCCATGCGATAAATCTATATGCGTTGCAAAGGCATCACCAATACCATACCTATGTAAAGTACATACTCTTACTATGTGGTTATGATTTATTTTAATATTACTTACCTCACTAAACCATAACATTAATTTATTAAACATCCACTCTGTTTCTGCTGTATTTTTTATAACATATACATTATATGATATGGCCCCGCCACTAGTTGCAACCAATTTATTGTCATCTATAAACTTAAATTTGCCTTCGGTGTTAAAATATTTAGTTAAATCGGTGGGCTGTAAGTTTACATATGATTTTATTAAAGCACACTCTTCTTCACTAAATAGTTGTTGTTGATAAATCATATATTTATTTTTTTAATCCGTACTTAATCCATTTGTACCAAACTCTTTCATGTAGATAATACTGAATAGGTTTGTATATTAATTCTGCTACTCCAAATGCGGCACCTACTTTAATTGAACCACTTATCAACCACATTAATAAGAATCCAACTAAGGTACTTAAAATACGATATGAGATGGTTTTAGCAATGTGTCTCTTTCTTTCTACTATCATACTTATTAGATAATTTGTTTTTCTTTTTCCAAGAAAAATTGTAAAGAGTATCTATATTCGGCATCCATATTAACCGTAGTTACGCAATGTTGTATGCCACTATATTGAAATACACCTAAATTTCGTTTTGGTTCTACTGCACGTATATCTTTATCCGGTTTATACATAAAAATACCACCCCAGTTTGTATCCCATGTTTCATTTAAATACAAAGAAAGAGCTGCTTTTACATGAGAATCATCGTGCCATGGTATATATGATAATTTAGGCATCATATGTACCATTATACTTGAAACTTTATATGGGATTTTTATTTCAACTTCTTTTTTTATCTTTTGAAGCAAATCAATTTCATCCGACTTAAATTCATAGATAAGTATAGGTGTAGATGCATTTATAAGTTCTTTTTGCCAGTTACCAAAACTAGTTGATAGTGGTTTTTCATTATCAGTTATTAATCCTTTTACAAATTTTTGTACTTCTAAAAATAATTCTTCTGATAGAAATGATTCATATTGTGTGATGTGCATTTATTTATTTTTTATAACTTGTTTACGAATTTGTGTTCCACTTATTTCTGCTATTTCAGTTGGTGGTTCATGATAGATTACATCATAACCAACCCCTCTACCATAATTTACACTTTCAATATCAGGAATAATACTAAGTAAAATCTTATCTGAATTGTTTACAAAGAATGGTTCGTTCGCTAATTCTTTTAAAACCTGTTGTGCGGTTTTAGGATTGTTCTCATCTTGTTGAACATCTCTAATTGCTACCCACACATTTTTGTTTTTTTGTAATTGTTGGGTTATTAGCCACTCATGTCCTTTGTGCCAATTTTGCCATCTACCAATGTATAATGCGTATGTTTTCATATATCCTAATATACAATTTATTTATTAAATTCCCAAATCTTTACGGAGTTTTTTAAAAGTATCGATTTCTCGCATATCCGTAGTATCTAAATCAATGTAAAATTCGGTAGGTGCTTCATAATTAGAAACATGGAAATTCTCCCTACCTCTTTCATTTGAAGTATGAACGTAAATTTCTTTTAGGTTTTCACCCATTTCTGATTTGAATTTATCTCGTTGGTCTTTGTAGGGTGAAACCAATGATACCACTACGTTGTAACCTTTGTGTTGTAAGAACTTGGCCAATGTTTGTGCATTAGTTATATTCTTTCTACGGCCTTCTTCTGAGTAATCTTTGTTTTGAAATACATCTCTAATGTCATCACCATCAATAGTGATAACTTTATGTATTAAATGAGCTTCCAGCCAATTAGCCATAGTAGTTTTTCCACTACCAGGTTGTCCTGTAAACCAATATATCATAACTATTTATTTTGTCAAATCTATCACATCAAATACTCTAGTGTATATTTTTTTTACACCTTCGGTATTTGTAACCAATATACAATTTCTATATTTTTCCCAATCCACTTCAAATTTATTATCTAATTGTCCACCGGTCGCTTCCATAATAACATTGTTCAAAGCATTGATTGTGTATAATGTATTACTTTGTTTTTTTCTATGAACCAAAATAGTTTTCATTTCTAAGTTTGGTTGTTGATTTTCTACTACCACATTATAAGTTACAAACAATTCATTTGGAATATTTTTGTTTTGAAGAACATATATGTAGTTATAAGCTAATGTATAATTGCTTTTAATTAATTCTAAGTGATTTTCTACATCTGTTTTTGTACTAAAAGTACAAAGTAATTGTGTCTTCATTTATTTTATTTTCCTAATCTAATGAAATAATATGTGATGAATTTGGATTATTCATTGCTAATGACATACATCCTTTTGGTCCATTTTGTACATTTGCAGTTGCTGCAATTCCTGGATCATAACTCCAACTCATTCCACATTTATTTAACAATTGATTCTTTTTGAAATTACCTTTACCATCAAATAATTCTCTACTATTTTTAAATAAAGTATATTTTAAATCTTTATTATAAATTTGCTCTACTGCTGCCCCCATTCTTGCCCATAAACTAACCATTCTTTTATATTTATCTTTTCCTTTTTTATCTAAACAATTCCCCGCTCCTTTTTTATCAACCTTACCTGCAATTAAATCACCTTGATGTTGACCTTCTTTTCTAATTTTAAATGCTTCTTCTTTAGAAATGATACCACTTTTAACTGCATCATCTATATATGATTCAATCATTTTTTCTTGTTTATCAATTTCCTTATCGTCTGGTAATTGATTTATAATATCTTCGTATTCTCCTAATTTTTTACTTTGTTCTTCTTTTGATAATTTAGTCCATCGTTTACTTGCTTCTTTTTTAGCATATTCGGTTGCTTCTTCTTCTGTTTTACCTACCTTAATTGCTGCTTTATAATCTTTATCAAATCCTTCTAATCTTGGATTTTGTTTTGCAAACCTATCTTTATTTCTAAATGCAAATGTGTAAGTATTCATCATTTCCAATGTTCTATCTTTTGTTTTAAATTTACCATCTTTACCACCAAAAAATTCAGATTGTAAAACCCTCTCAATACCACTACTTGCACCACCTTCTAAAAATTTTTCAGATACGCCGCCTGTAAATACTAAACTTTCAATAATGTTAGATACTTTACCTGTTATTTGTTCTGCTAAATCTTTTCCTTGTGTATTTTGTTTTAAAATATCTCTAGGTGCAAATACTATAATGTCTGAAATTTGAAATGTACTATCTGCTGGTAAATATGCTTCATATCCTTGTCCTAAATACGCCGAATATCGTAGTACCTCAACAAAATCAGGAACACCTTGTCTAAATGATGGACTCTTTACCATAAGTTCCATTAAATGCTCTATCTTACCAACATACTCATCTCTTAATTTTTTTTGTTGCTCCGGTGGTAATTTATCAAAATTTGGAGTTTCGTATGGAGATTTTGTATCATTATAAAATTTTAATATTTGAGCTTCTTCTGGTCTTAGTTGACCTTTATTTGCTTTTCTAAAAAAAGATTCAAATTTCTTAATACTTTTTTCTTTTACATTTTTTAAAATAGTATTTCTACCTTCGTTTGTTGTAGGCTCAGCTCCCCAATCAATCATTTTTATATTATTACCACCTTTTGAAAAATAATCAACTACACCATTGTTTTGTTCCGCTGCTATTATTAATTTATCTGCTTGTTTATTTGCTTCTTCCGCAGACATCTTCTGGTTTTTGATAAATGATTTAACCAATTCATCTCTTTTTGGTAGATTTACTTTTTCTATCTTTTGTCCATTTCCGAATTGAAATGAATTACCATCGTGTTTAATTGGAGTATCAACACTATTTGGATTAATACTCATTGCAGTAACACCTTTCTTTGGAACTGGTGGAGTTGCTGGTCCTGAACTAGAGTTCCCATCATTACTATTTCCAAAATTATTCTTTCCGTATTGAACTAATTTATCTAAGTTTTTATTACCAACTTTAACTTTAATATGTTTAGTTGCTTTTCCTGGAGGATATACAATATAAACCGCCGCATCTGTTGGATTATCTTTAACTCTCAAATAATTTGCTGCAATTTGTTTTTCTTTTGCATTTAAGTTTTGACCATTTAATGTCTTTGTTAATGCTGTTATAATTCCTACGCCATCTTTTGTAGGTATTCCTCCGGCTTTGATTATCTTAGCCAATTCTTTATTTGCTGCACTAATAGTAACTTTTGCTAATTTAGGGTCATCAATAATTGGACCTGATTTAGTTGATTTTTGTTGTGGTGCTACTTTAGAATTTGGTTTTTCTTGTGGTTTTTGCTTAGCATAGTATTGTGGTTCTTCCGGATTAGGGTCATCAATCATATCCACATTTTTTTCACTATAACCAGCCCCTTTTAACATTGCAGCTGCTGCGTGATATGCCGACCTTGCTCCACTACCTTTTTGGTCTTTATAATTTAATGCTGATGCTACGGTTACATCTCTACCTGTATCTGCATTTTTTACTTTCTTTTTTAAAATTGCCGCTAACTTAGGGTCAGTGCCATCTTTCTTAGGTGCTTCCAATGTAAATTTCTTTGGTGCTAAACTAATAGCTTCCATCAATTCTATATCGGTAAATGCTTCTGCACCGAATTGTTCCAATACTGAACGTAAATGTTCTAATTGTTCTTTGTTATCAAAGTTTGGAATTGGATATGTAACACAAAATTCTGTTAAAACCTCATCAATAATTTCACTAAGATTGTCTAAGTTAAAGTTCATCATAATTTTTTCCGGTCGTTGTTTTTATTTGATACCTACCATAACCACCTTTTAATATAGGTATGATATCAGTATATAAATATTGTTTTTCTGACGGATACACATCAAATACAAACGCATCGTATGTATATAATATCAATTTTGTGTGTTTTCCTTCTAATTTCTCTTTTATTTTTAATATTTTTCGTATATTTCTTTCAGTTTCGTATGCTTGAATATAATAATTAAGAACTTTTGCGGGAGTTATAGGTTCTAATCTTTCAATACCAAACTGAATATGATATGAATGCGTAAAAATTGCTTTGTTTTTTACCATTGTTTCTGATAATAAGTCAGTAAGATGTTGTATCTCTTTAAAATATTGAATATCTAATAACTCGCTCCTAATACCGCCATATAAATTTTGGAATATTAAAGTTTTTACTTCATTTCTATCATCAATACCAATTTGATTTCCAATCCATGTATAAAAATCTAACCCACTACCATAGAAATCCTTCATCCATTGCATATCTTTTACATTTGCAGTTGAATTTAATTTCATTTGATAAATAATATCCATCAATAATCTTGGGTGATATGCTTCATAATCACAACTAATCAATTCACCACCATCAAATCTACTTATAAATGCTTTTCTTTCACCTGTATCCTTTTTAAGTGCAGCATAGTTTACACCACCATATCGGTTCGATGGTCGGAGTGTAGATGTCATTAGGTTATATTGAGTATAAACCATATTATCCTTTGTTAAATGAACTGGATTGTAGGTTAAAACGTAATCCCCATCTATCTTTAATCCACTACTTTCAATATAACTAAATGCTTTTGTTGCATCATCTATATATTTAATTGAATTTTTATTTACATTTAGTGAAAACTTAGAAACATATTGTTGTATAAGTTCTAATTGTTTAACCATTGGAATACTATCATTCAAATATGGTTCACCTTTAAACTTTGATTTGTAAAATTGGTTTAACTGATTATCTCCTAACTCAACATCATGATAACCATACTCAATAAATTTAGCTAAATCTACATCAAATCCTTTTGTAAAATTTAATATTTGTGAAATTGCTTTGTAATTAAAAATTAACTGAGGGTGTATTGTATCTAATAATTGTTCTAATGCTTCTACTTTAATTCCTAACCCATCACCATTGTTCACATTTATAACCCACTCATTCTTTTTTGATTTTACATAAATAAAAGATATACGATTATTCATCACATGCTTTTCTTCATCTGATAATCTAACGTATATTAAATTAGTATGCTTTCTATATTCTATTAAGAAACTTTGGAATTCAAATTTATCTTCTACAAATGTCATATATCCAAAGATAATACATTTTGGTTATAATACAAAATAAAAAGGAGAGTAATTAAACTCTCCTTTCGTTTGTGATTAGAAACCACCGTAATTTTTTTCATCAGATTCTGTCCAATGTTTCGCTTTTAAAGCGTGTAAATCAATTGGCTCTCTTTTCATATGCCCACCTTTGTTAAAGTTTGCACCTTTTTTTAAGTAACCACCCAAAAAGTTCCTACGGAATCGATTTGAGTTATTTGTCTCCGAGCCATGGATGTTGTGTGAATGTAACAAAACTACTTGACCCTTTCTGCAATGTCCTTCGATTTTTCTAAAGTCATGTCCTTCGGGCATAACACACGGTTTACCTCTTTCATTTCTCCAAAAAGTAGGATTGGTTTTTGTTCTCTCCTCATCTACTTCAATTGGTAAAATTGGTAATCTATGTGAACCTTCGTAAACCCACACTGCTCCATTTTCAGGATCGTGATTATCTAAAGCCAAAGAAGTGTTGATGATTTCGTTGTGTTTGCAACCTGTGTAAAATGCATTTTGATGCTGGTCTCTACCTAATTGTCCAGGTGGTTTAAAGTAACACCAAGTCTGCATTCCTTCTGCTTCACCTTCCATTAAATATTCTACTGCTTCCAAAACTTTTGGATGACAAAATAGTTTTTCTAATTTAGCTGAAATTTTATGTGGATATGAAAACGGGTCCCAATCTCCCCACTCTTTACCATCTTCGGTAGTAGTGCCGATTCTTTGTTGACGAAGTGTTTCTAACTCCGTGTTAATTTCATCACACTCTTCTTCTGTTAATAAATCTAATATTGTGAATCCTTTGTAACGCCAATCAAATGTAATTTGTTGGACCTCTTCTTCACTAAGATGTTTTAATTTTGCCATATAACTTGTTTTATTTATTATAAATATAATCTATTATTTTTTACTAACCAAATAATAATATGACTTTTATCACATTTTAGAAAACAACGTAAGATTTTTTAAATAGGTATCTAAATTAGAAATATCTAATTTTCCTAAATTAATTGATTTTCTATTTGCAGTTTCTATTTCGTATTGTTCACCACTTACTTTCCATCTAATACGAGTTGTTATAAATAAAGGGTCTTTTTTATATTTTTCGTTAGTATCTGTATTAATTTCAAATATAGTCCCATTTACTTCATTTCTTTTTCTAATAAAATATCTATAAATAAACCCAATCTGATAATCTCTTTCTATTAATTTTGGTTCATATGGAGATAATACGGGTTGTTTATATACCTTTTTTTTATTTATAGTATTATACCTATCAATTATATTTTGATTTATTACCATTATTATCCTCTTTTTACTCTAAATCTTAGTTCAACATCTATTTCCCATTTTGTATCATCTATTTTTTGTGTAATATCGGTTACTTGCCAATATCCTTTTCCAGGTGTCATCCATGGAATATCATTTATTATAACACTTTTACCAATTGTAAAACCACCCACCCCTAATGTTGTAAATGTTAATTTAGTTGGTAATAATATATTTGATGGTGGTTTATTTTCTTTACCAAAATACATATTTTTTACTATACCTGCATCTTTTACTACTACAAAAAAACTACTATCAGTACCAGAATAATATGAACCAAACGTAGGATTATTTAATTTAACTCTAAGTTCACCAGGTGCATTAAACATTGCAGATATGGCAGCTGCTGCTTTTTGATATAATACTGCCGCTTCATTTGCTACTGCAGTAGCTGCGGTAGAAACTCCACTTGCTAACGCTGATAACCCAGTTACATTTGCTATTGCTTGAAGTGGATGGTTCCATGCAAAAGTTGCTGCTTCTGCAATTGCATTTTCAGTTTTTGCAAGTAAACCCGGTTCTTCTTTTGCACCACTATTTGCTTCAGCTGCAGCTGTCGCTTCTTCTTTATTTTTTTTATATTCTGCATCTTCAATAGCCAATTCACCTGATATAAAATCGTCTGCCTTTGAACCAAATACAAATTCTCCAACCGAATGAGTAGATGTTAAATTGTTTTCTTTACCTTTATCACCTAGCATAGCTTGTCCAGCTACTTCTTTAGGCATATCTGCATTTAAATCTATATTTGTAATAGTAGACCTTTCGGAAAACAAGTTTAATTCTAAAATTGCATCATTTTCATTTGATAAATTATAATCTACAATAGTATATACCATCCAGCCACCTGGATTTTCAATATCTCTTAATCCTAAATTCCATAAACCCGCCCCCGCTACATTTAATTCAGCTATAATTTTTTCTAAAAAGTCTTTATTATTATCCATTCCTCTTGCTGCTTCTTTTACAAAATCTGCTGATACAAAAAGATTTTTTATATGCCCATGTTCATTTGCTTTTAATGTTATCCCATCATAAAGTTGTGTGTCAGTTGGTGTTGGGAATTGTATCGGTTCTGCCAAATTAATTGGTCCAAATGTTATTGGTGTTTCTTTTTCTAATGTTATTGTTTTTATTGTGGACTCACCAAATATTATAGTTCTAGTATCATTTGTTGTTGGTATTTGTGCAGATGGTATAATTACATTTTCAGAAGCACTTATCATTACTGGCCTGCCACATGCTACTGCATCATCAATTTGAACATCTACCGGCATTGCACCCATTTTACTATCTTTACCTTTATTACAAATTGTTTTTATAATATAACCAAGTTGAAGATACCCACTATCTGTATTACCATATGACCAATCTACAATTTCTTGTTCGATGTTTATTGCATATCCTTTTAATGCAGCAAACGCTTTCGCATCGGCTCCGTCTGGATCCAATTTTACCGCTTGCATTGCCATAACTGTTGCTTTTGCTTTTTTATCATCTGAACTATCTGCTACTGCTTTGCCTACTTTACTTAATGATAAAAATGCAGGTATATCAGAAGGAGATGATAATTCTATTTTAACATCAACCGTAAGATTTTCATTTATTTTAATATCAAAATTAGTTAATATCCCAGCAAAAATATCAAAATCACGACCTGTTACATATTCATTACGATGTACTATATTAATCGCTTTAAGTGCCGTTTCTTTCCCAGATGGAATATTTACTTGCGTTCCTTTTCTACTTTTTGACCATCCCCAAACTAATAATTGTGTTTTACCAATAAACATAAATCCAGCGTTTTTTAAAACCTCATCCATATCTGAAAATTGTATGGTTGCCGATGCCATTTTAATAGCACCCATATTACCAGTTGTTTTTACCTCAATTGATTTTAACATTGGAGGTATTTTAGCTATTTGTTTATTTACGTTTGTTGATATATTAAATTTTGTATATGACTCATTACCAATAATTCCACCTACATTATTACCACCCATAAAGCATTGTAAAAACGCAAATGATTTTGTTCCTGAGAAAACTTGTTTATCAGTATTAGTAATTGCATTAATAATTTCTTGTTCTAAGCCAGATACAAATGGAAATCTACTCATTATTTCATTGAATTTTTAAGTTGTGCGGCTTCTTGTGTACTTGGTATTCTAAGTTTTATACCACCTTTCATTGTTAAATCAACATCTGTTATGTTATTTTTTAATGCAATTACCCACCACATTGTACTATCACCATAATATTCGTTTGCTAATAAATCTAATCTATCACCCATTGTAGTTAATATAACAATATCAGTATCGGTTGGTTCTACATATGATAATAATGTAGAATCATATACTTTACCTTTGCCTGTTTTTAATATTGTTTTTATATTTTCGTATCTATTATCCATTACTATGCTTTTAATGTATTATAAAATGA